TTAAAAGAAACGTCTTTAAAAAAATGGCGTTGGCATATCCTCATCTTAGATTTAAATCAGATCAACATTTAGGAGATCCTCATGATAAAACATTTGGATATCACGACACATCTGATTGGAACTATGCTTTTTTTGACACAATGATAGAGCCAGATACAAAAAGATATTTATCGGAAGATTATGCTTTTTGTCGTTTGTGGCAAAAAATAGGCGGTAAAATTTATGCTGACATTATAAGTGGCATGACACACATGGGTAATTATTCATTCAAAGGCAACGTAGCTACTCAATTTACACCACAGGAGAAAAAATGAATTTAGATTTACAAATTAAAGATAATTTTTTACCAAAAGATTTATTTGATAAGTTGTCTGTTTACTGCACAACTTTAGACTATGACGACAAAATGATTAAATATAAAGTAGATGATGAACATGTTTTCTATACAAATCAAATTTTTGAGAATGATGATTTGTTAAAAGATATAGAAAAATCTATTATAAAATATTTTAATATGGGTGTAAAAAATTTACATTTGGCTGCTTTTACTCTTGTAGCCGCAAAAGAACCCACCCCTCATATAGATAAATTAAAATTTGCAACAGAAAAACATTTAATTATTTATTTACAGGGGGATTCACATATGAATGCTGGAACTGGTTTTTACGAGTCTCGTGGTGATGTTTTAAATTTAAATACAGCCGTGGGCTGTTATCCTAATAGAGCCGTTCTTTTTAACGGGCATGATACACATCATTCACCTTTATTATATACAGCAGAAAACGTAACTCCAAGATTTGCTCTTATTATATGGTTTGAACCAGAAATTGATCTTTAGCTTTTAAACAAAATAGGTTACAATAATCGCCCATGAAACTCGTAGATTTAAAATTTCAGCCAGGCATTGATAAACAAGATACCGCTTACTCAGCAGGGGATCAACGTAAGTATGTTGACTCAAATCTTGTACGTTTTCACTACGGAAAGCCAGAAAGATGGAAAGGCTGGGCTTATTTACCAGATCCAAATAAAACTGTCGTGGGCGTGGTCCGTGATACGCATAGCTGGATTGGTTTAGACGGAACCAGATATCTTGCTTTAGGTACAGACAGAAAATTATATTTATATTCAGGTAGTGCTCTTTATGACATCACACCTATTAGAGAAACAGCAGCTTTAACAAATCCTTTTACAACAAATGGTACAACGACAGTTTCAGTAACTGACGCAGACCACGGTGCCATTGAAGGAGACTTTGTTACATTTGATTCATTCTCTACAATAGACGGTTTAGACATGAACAACGAGTTTGAAGTTACAACTTATGTTGACGCTAACACATACAAAGTAACACACACTGACACAGCCTCTGGTTCTACATCAGGTGGAGGCGGATCAGGTAATGCTAATTATCAAATTAATATTGGGGAGACTGCATCAACTTATGGTTATGGATGGGGCACTGATACTTGGAGTGCTGGCAAATGGAATGAACCAAGTACATCTTCAGATGTTACTGTTGCAGCAAGAAGTTGGTCTTTAGATAATTTTGGTGAAGATTTAATTGCTACAGTCTTAAATGCTAGCACGTATATAAAAGATATATCTGGTTCAATAGACGCAAGAGCAACAGCTTTATCTAATGCTCCTACTGCATCTAGATTTAGTTTGGTATCTACTGACACAAGACACTTAATGATTTTTGGTACAGAAACGACTATTGGCACACCAGCATCTCAAGATGATTTACTGTTTAGATTTTCTGATCGAGAAGATGCTACAGATTATACACCAATAGCAACAAACGAAGCTGGTTCACTACGTATATCCGATGGTTCTAGAATAGTAGGTGCTGTTAAATCATCAGGTCAAATACTTGTTTGGACAGATACATCTTTGCACGGTATTCAATTTGTTGGTACACCTTTTACTTTTGGCCTAAGACAACTTGGCGCAAATTGTGGATTAATAGCACAGCATGCAGCAGTAGAAATAAATGGTCGTTCTTACTGGATGTCAGATAATTCTTTTTACATGTATGATGGTGTTGTTAAAAAAATGCCATGTTCTGTGCAAGATTATGTATTTGATGATCTTAGTTACACTAATAGAAATGATATTGCTTGTGGTATTAACACAGCTTTTAATGAAATTATTTGGTACTACCCTTCAGCAAATGCTACGGCAATAGACAGAGGTGTTGCTTACAATTATTTAGAAAACACTTGGTATACTGTTAATCTTGGTAGAACAACTTGGCTTGGTGCTTATGTATATGAAAATCCTATTGCTACAGAATATGATGCTTCCATAACAGCAAATGTGTCCACTATATTAGGTTTGACTGCAGGTGCTTCTTATCTTTACGAACATGAATCAGGCAATAACCAAGCAGATGGCACAGCTTTACCTGCTTTTTTAACAACTGGATCTGTTGAGATCGCTGATGGTGATGAGCTCATGTCGGTTAGTAGATTAGTTCCTGACTTTGATAACTTGGCTAATACAATGACAGCTACTTTAACATTAGAACAGTATCCACAGTCTGCAGCTAACGTGACTACAACAGGCAGTATTACTAGCACCACAGAAAAAATTGATATAAGAGGTAGAGGTAGAGCGGTTAAAATTAAATATGAAACTAACACAGTTGATGACACAGCTTGGAGACTTGGATCTACCAAGTTACAACTTAGACCAGACGGAAGAAGATAATGGCTAGAATAACAATTACACGATTACCTAATGCTACACCAGAATATGATGCTAATCAGTTTGATCAAATGGTTTCATTACTAGATCAAATTATTCTTTTACTTAACACAAACTATCAACAAGATTTAAAAGAAGAATCACAGTCGGAGGCTTTTTTCCTTGGCTAATACTTTTAAAAGCGCAATGGTAGATATTACCACAACGGATTTAACAACCATTATAACAGTTCCTACGGCTGATGCTGGTGCAACACCACCTGTTCCGCCTACTACGGATGTAGTAAAATCTCTTTTAGTTTGCAATGACTCTGGTTCAACGACTTTAGTTGACGTTGAAGTTGTTCGAGCTTCTGCAACTTTTGAAGTATTCAAAGCAAAGAGTATTGCTACAAACACAACAACAGAATTATTGACTCAACCTTTGGTTCTGCAAGAAAGTGATGTTCTTAAAGTTCAAGCCAATGCTGCCAATCAGGTGCACATTATAGCAAGTTTTATGGAGGTCACGAAAGGACAACTCTGATTAACCTACACTCTCTATTTATTACCCCCGTATTTTCACTACAACTAAAAGGCCACGAACATCTTATTGATAACATATATCAACTACGAGAAAAAGATGAGATGGGCATGCCTCGCTCAAACATAGGTGGTTGGCATAGTCATGATGAAATATACGACATAAAAAAATTTAAACCTTTAGTTGGTGACATTCTTAAATATGCTAAAGATTGTTTCAATCATATGGATGTACAGGATGATTACAATCCCGAGATGACGGGTATGTGGAGTATGATAAATCCACCAGGCTCACGAAATAATGTGCACACACATCCATATAACTATTTATCTGGTGTATTTTATCTTAAAGCTCCTAAAAAGAGTGGAAATATTGTGTTTCTAGAGCCTAAACCACAGTCAGAGGTACTATCGCCCCCTAAAACGGATAAAGCCTCTATACACCTAGCTCACAGCGTACAATGGGAACCTGTTGAAAATTCCTTGATTTTTTTTCCATCATGGTTACAACATGAAGTACAAACAAACAATTCTAATGATGACAGAGTTATTATTAGTTTTAACATAAATTGGAGAAGAGACGATGCCGATAATTGAACCTGCTGAATTACTTGGTCACATTACTACTGAGGATGGAAGACAGATTCCACATTATAAAGTAAAGACTGAGACAACACTTACAAACGTAGATACAGGTGCTGAGTATAATTCAGAAGAAGAAGCTCAAGCTGATATTGATAATCCAGGAACATCTACAACTGTTGAAAAAGTTAGAAGAGACGTAAAAATATTCGCCCCTTCTTTAGCAGATATGTTAGGTGAAACTCCTGAGTAATTAAGCGCTACAAGCTTCACACTCTAAATCAGAATCTAAACCTGTTACCATAACAGTCGCATCAGAGTTATGTGGCTTACCTTGAATTGTATGTATATGAGGCACGTTTCTGTGTTCTAATATTTCTTTTTGTAGTTTTTCATTTTCTCTTTCCACTGCTAATAAACGTTCGTGGTAACGACTCACCTTATCAGCAAGGGTAGCTATAGCCTTCAATACTTCTTGATTTTCCATAATATCTCCTTGATTTATAATTTTTGGGTGAGATCTAATTTAAACATGTGTACAGAATATATCAAGCAATCTTTTTTAAATTGTTTTCTTGACACAAAATTCATGATATGAAAGAGACAGAAAAAAGAATGAAAGCACAAACAACTGCATTTGGAAGAATTGTTAAAAGATATGATATGTCTTTAGATGACATTGATGATTTAAATAATAAATATGAGGAGCATAGAAAAGAACTTGCATCCATGGGTCCAAGGTTGGCAGGTAGATTAGATTCTGAAAGAGAATTTACTCATCATATTAGTAAAACAACAATAGCTAAACACATAGTCGATTGTATGAATGACTACATTGAAACATTAGAAAAAATAAATTTATTTAAAGGAACTAAAGAATTAGAAATTTTAAGTTGTTGGATCAATGATATGAAAGAAGGAGAATATAACCCTCCTCATACTCATCACGATAATACTGGTTGGTCTAGCGTAATGTTTTTAAAAGTACCAGAATTTATTAATGATGTAAAAGATCCACATAAATTTAGAGACGGACAACTAGGTTTTACTGATGTTAATGGTACAAACATGACATGGATGGAACCTGAAGTAGGTCATTTTTATATATTTGAAGCAGCACATCAACATTGTGTAATGCCTTTTAAAACTAAAATAAAAGGAGAAATTAGAAGATCAATGTCCTTTAATTTTATACAAAAATATGAGTAAACCTTTATTTAAAATATATGATAATCTTTTTAATGAAAAAGAAGTTGATATTTTATATGGTTCTTTTCGTGATGAAAAACCTTGGACATTTACAGGAGGAGCTACTGCTGAATCAATGTGTAGAAAGTTTAAAAATCCATTAGAAAAAGAGGATAAAGTAAATAAAATTTTATACAAAACAGCAGATGATATTTTAAAAAAAGAAGAACTATTTGATTCTGTAAAATTAGTAAATACATATGCTAGCTCTTATGTGTACGGAACAGTACATGATTTTCATGAAGATGGTGCCAATGATTATAATCAAATTTATACAATAATGTTTTATTTAAATAAATTATGGACGTTAGGATATGCAGGTGAAACAGTTTTTTTAAATAAAGAAAGAACAGAAATTGAAAATTCTGTAATTCCAAAACCTGGAAGAGCTGTTATTTTTGATGGTTTTATAACACATGCGGCTAGAGAAATATCACGTTCTTGTATTGAACTTAGAATGGTTGCAACTATTAAATTTGAAAGAAAAAATGTTTGATAAAAAAATTACTTTTTGTGCTACGGATGAAGGTATGCTTGACATATGGCCACATCCTCAACCTGCTTCAAGAGTTATTCCAGAAGAATATAAAAAATTAAAAAGACATACAGAGGGAAACTTACACTCACCTACAGTTAAAACATGCATGCCATTTTTAGATTCTATGTCAATGGGATACATAATACCTTTTGATCAAGACTATTTAGTTGATCCTGTTGAAAATGATTTTAGTGTAACTCCTGCAAATAGAGAACAAGGTAGTTTTGGTTTTCACAATCAAACACAATTACCAAAAGAATGGCATAAAACAACAGGAGAAAATGCAGGTAAGTTTATAAATAAGTGGTTAATAAAAACGCCTCCTGGTTATAGTTGTTTGTTTATACATCCAATGAATAGACTTGAAGAAAGATTTAAAATTATTGAAGGAGTTGTAGATACAGACAGTTACGTAAACATAATTAATTTTCCTTTTATTTTAAAAAAAAGAGACAAACAATTTTTAATTAAAAAAGGAGATCCTATGGTTCAAGTAGTTCCTTTTAAACGTGAATCTTTTAAAATGTGGTCAGGTTTTTATATGGAAAAACTACATGGAAAAACCCTTAATATTTTAAATAGTGAATGGGTTGATAGATATAAAAAAATGTTTTGGAAGAAAAAATCATGGAAATAAATAAATTTGTAAAAAGATATGACGACATGATAGATCATAGTCTCTGTGATAAAATAA